GTATCCCGTAGGAGTTATCCACATTTCCACATAGGGGGATATCAGAGATATTTCTCCAAATAATTCCGCCTGAACATGTTGCGGCTTTCGTACCAGTCTGCCACGGCACAGTAGTGAACGATCGCCGGATCGGAAGTGTAGCCGCAGGAAATACATTCATTGAAGCGCACAGGTGCGACTGCTACCTTGTCCTGTTCAATGCCGTACTTGTTCCAGGCATCTTGATCAGCGAACGGTTGCGGCACTTTGATCAGGAACTGAGCCATGGTATCCATGATGTTATCCTTCCGCATCTGTGCCAGGTTGATCAGCATGACGCCCGCGTTGTAATAGATGTCGCCGTACAGTTTAAGCTGACTGTGAACGGCCTGGTACTCCGGCACTGCCGCGATCCACTTGCCTGTCACGTTGATGTTCCACAAGTCAGCCAAGCTGTCACAGATGATTGTGTCAACGTCGAGATGGATTACTTTGTTTAGCTTTGGCAGATACTTCGGGTAGTAGACTTTGAGAAGATTGATGTATCCTCCGAAGCGGTTGCCGATGTTGACACTGTGATCGAACTGGTGTTCGTTGCTGATGTTGATCACGTTGACCTTCTGCGGTGTGTCGAATGGCAGCGCATCGTCCTCGGCTAAGATGTAGACCTTGGCTTTCGGCTCATGCTCATAGAGCGACCGGAGTGACGGAAGTATCTTGTGGTAATAGTTGCGGGTGATTGCATAAACAATATTCATAAAGCCATAACCCTTCCCAGTTCATCGACCTTGAATCGTTTGGTTGGTTTGTGTGCCAGTGCGTGACAGTCCCGGCAAAGCAGTTCGAGGTTATCCCATGACAAAGCAATCTCCGGATCCTTGATGGTGTCCGGAGTCAGGTGTATCTTGTGATGGACTATCTCGCCCGTGCGGTAGATTCCTTTGGACAGACAGCGCTCACACAGATAACGCTTGTGCTGTTTGTAGGAAGCACGGCAATACTTCCATGCCGGTGAGTTGTAAAAGTCTTTTGCAAAGTCTTGAGCCATAACTGCAAATAAAAAGGCACCGGCCTCCACCGATGCCCCCTCAGGAGAAACACACGCCTAATGTGTCCGTGCCCATTTCGGGCAATTACACTATAGCAGACCGGCACTATCAATTTCTATCAAGTGGAATGATAAATTTTTGTAAAGCGCGGCCATGCAGCTCACATATCCACTGATATGAAAAGTCCATTGTGACAGCGATCTTTTCCCAGGTATAGCCATGGATATAACGGTAACGCAGCACACACTTCTCTGCCTCTGTGCCACCGGAATCCTCGATTGCTTTTGAGATCTCGCTATAAACTTCAAGACTCCTGGCAAGGGTCTCAAGCATCTGATTGTGCAGCTTCTCATATCGAGCACCGAACTCCGACAGGTCACTCCCTCCGGATCCGTGAGGCATTCCATCCAGCTGCGGGGAGTGAAGTCCGTAACGGGTTTCCAGTTCTTCGATTGCAAGAGTGAGCTCATCCTCCCGGCGCTTCGAATTGAGGTAGCGTTGCAAGTATGCTTTCTTGAGTTCATTTATTGTGCTGCACATTATATTCTCCCGATGCCATACGGCAAATAGAATCCGACCTGATCGCGAGTGTAGCCGGTGAGGGCGACCACCTCATCGAAAGATCGTGCGCCACGGTTCCAGGCTGATAAGATGCGCTGAGCCATGACGGATTCAGTAGTGCCGGGACGCGGGTCATGTATCTGACCCTTCCGTGATTTCTTCGGTTGTGTCTTCTGGGTAGCCATAAATCTCCCTCCTCATGCGCTCTTCTTCGGCGCGGTCGTATTCGCTGACTGTTTTGATGATGCCGTAGAGCGTGGCAAGGAATGTCGCTCCGAAGATGACGATTGATGCGATAATGAATTTCATGCTTGCTCCTCCCTGTATGGTTCGGGTAGTGGCATCCATGCGACGACATCGAATATCTGGTAAAAGTATTCATCACCGTCCCATTCATAAAAGACACATTCCTTTGTTCCGTCTCCCGGTGTGTCGTAAGGTAATATTATTACGTCGCCGTCAGAAGTGCAACACAACCACTGACCGATATATTTCTCTGGCAACCTCTCACTGCACGGAATCCACTGATGTTCCGGCCGTGCGGATGGCAAACACATCAACTCCGTCATTATCTCCGATTTGTCAATTAGTATATAAGCAGGCGTGACCTCGATAACTCTGCATTTTCTTGCGGCATCAATCGCCGCCTGTCTGCTGATTAAATCATCCATTCTGTTCCCCTCTCCTTTCTGCCTTACTGCAAAAGTCTCTATCTGGAACAATCGTATCAATGTGTTTCTGCAAACAATCCATGCCCCTATAGAATCTTCGTTTGTCTACTCTCCCATACCACTTGCAATCCTTACACCGTATGATCTCAACCCACTCTGCATCAGGATCATTTCGCAAGCGATCCACAATCTGCTCAACCCAGTCATCCGGCAGATTGACTTGTATCGGGACTTTAATCTCTGCCATCGGTTCTCCTTTCTGGATAATCGTCATCCGTAACGTTCCGTTTCTCCCACAAATGACAGAACCCATCTTTCGGCAACGCATAATGTTCTTCTATCGGGCATCTTGTTCCCCCATCGGCATACCATCCACCGTTGTTTGCTGTCCTGCCACAATTAACACAAGTGCGTTCTGGCTGTGCGGATGGCAACTCTTTCATATCGCTTATATACGACTCAATAAGTCCAAGTCCCCACGCATATTTCTCGCGTTCAAATCCGACAACATCTGTATCGTCTAATACTCGATTCAGTAGTTCCGCTCCAATAGCAAGCGCATCAATCGCCGCCTGTCTATCAATCAGATCGCTCATTGTTTGCCCTCCTGTTCCAGAAATGGTGACGGCATAAACACATTATCTCTTTCCGAAAACCCAAAGTGCAGTCTTATTTCACGCTCCACATCTTCAAGTGCTTGCATATAACCTTTATGATACTTTGTCGGAATGACTCTGTATTCTCTGCCCTTGTTACACCAAAAACTCGGCATATCATAAGCATTGGCAAGACCTATGTCCTGTATGATACGATTAACACAGCTGAATCGTTCAAAAACCTCTGCTTTCTGTTCTGACAATGGCTCAATCTGAGCGTAGACGTTTTGATAATCCTTTTCAGATTTGACTTCATTATCTTTTGAACATACTTTTGCAACGGCACAGCCAATGGCGCAATCATCTGGTATATCAAATATCGCTATGTACTTCATTCGTCACCACCCCCATCGAACGGCGGTAACGCCATTTTTACAATCATTTGCTTATAGCACCTGTCACAAAACCAAATTGTACCACCTCGAAAAGCCTGTCCGTTTGCCGTGTATCGCCTTACAGTCAACGTGTTGTACGGCTTGCCGATTTCCTTTTTACAGGAATCGCAGTATATTGTCATGATTTTCCCCATTGTTCACCTCTCATATCAGCCCCGCAGTTGGGGCAGAAATCAAAACCAGTACCCATCACTGTGTTTTCACAGGCAGAACACTTATAAACAGGGTATTCGTCAGTCGTATACATATCAGTCCATACCCCATCGTTTATCCACTCACCCCTCACGACAAGCTTTACATCGGCGGTCGGCTGCGTGTTTATAGTTCCTAACACATCCATCGGTTCGAGCAATCCTTCCATCGGTGGTTGCGCACCGCCGTAATATCCACCTGCGTCAGCCCAATAAGTCGGCAGATTCTCAATGTCGTTCTTCAGTGCATCCGCATCAATGTATCTCGGCATCTTTATCACCTCCGTTATTCAGCTCGTTCAACTTCCACACGATGCGGTTTGTGTTTACTTGGACATATACAGCGGTCTGCATAAGATTGTCCTCAATGTTACCGTTCTCCATTTCCTCCCAGACAGACGCAAGCAGTATTTCGGCAATTATCAGCCGTTCTATCTGTGAGCGCTTTTTCAGTTTAATCAATTTATCCACCTATATCCCTCCATCCATTCGCCCGGTACGTCTGCCCGTATTCATCGTAAAGCGGTACTATCCCACCGCCACTAAACACGAAGTAGCTCCATCCGGTGTCTGTGTCTACAACTTCATATCCGTCAAGGTAGGTTTCGACGGTCTTAAACCGTGCATAGCCGTTGTGCGGGATTGGCGGTGTGTGACCGCAACCACCGAGCAACACGCTAATGCTCAGAGCAATAGCTAAACAGCTCCCAGAAATCCGGCTCATGCTCGCCACCTCCCTTCTGTTTCGGTTGGTACTCTTTGCCGCCAAGAGCAATATTTTCCTCATAAGTCTTCCGGAATGGACACGGCTCATGTCTGTATGTCTCGCGGAGTATTGTGCAATAGCTTCCGGCCTTGGCAAAGCACGGTAGTTTGTCATAGCATGTTGGTAAGATAATCTTGTTTCTGGCCATCACTCATTCCCCCATTCTTTCAGCAACTGTTTCCATGTGGCGAAGCTCATATCCAGATCAGTGAGCTCGTCGCCGTCCACTCCGACCACAATGCACTCTCCGACGATGTTGTCAAAGTACGGGAATCCACGGTAAAAGAAGTTGTGTGGCAGTCCTCGGAGCTTGCCCTCTTCGTTACAGATGATTGCTGAGTGCCCCGGAATCAACGTGACCATCTCGATCGGACCGTCAACAATGTTCTGCAAGTTCTTCAGCGTGTCACTGATGTTCGTCACATGCCCATACCGCTCGTCAGGGCGTTTGATGATTGCGCGGATTTTGTAACCTTTGCTCATAATTTCTTTTCCTCTTCCTCCAGCACGTTGATCACCGCCAGAATAATGTTCCGAATCACCGGACTGCTGCCATACTTTTCATCAAGCTGTGTCGCATCTTCCACGACCGCCTGCCAGTATTCATCATCCTTCCGGACCTCTGCGTGCTTCTTGTAAAATTTCCAGATCGCGTTGCAAAAATCGTGTGCGTCTTTAATGTTCGTCATGTTCACCTCTTAAAACGGTATTGTGTCGAGATCGACATCAACAAAACCATCCGACTTGTCCCATCCGTATTGAATCATCTCTGCCGGTGCGTTTTTCAGTCGTTTGCTTTCCATCTCATACCAGAGCGGAATAAAGACATCTTGTGTGCCCATATCTCTATCTTTCGCAATCTCGATCACGTTGGTCCCAGAATAAGCCGGATTATCATCGGTCCATTTGAACATTTCTTTTGAAAGTCGCTGAAAGTCCTTGTTGTTCCGGTGAATAATAAAAGCATTGTCTGATAAGTTTGCCAGATCTGCCGTTCCAGAAACATCATCAAGCCGAAGGAATCCTTGTGCCTTTCGCGGATGTGCCACGAATATGATGTGAGTCAGTGTTCTTTTCGCCAGACGCTGAAGATCCGTAATAAATTCTGTCTGCGCTGCATACTTGTCGTTATTCGCAAGCCCGCGAATGTTTAATGACATCAGGTTGTCCAGAATGACAAGGTCCGTCTTTTGGTCTTCTATCTGCTTTTCAAGGTTCACCCGAAATGCCGTGTAATCATTCCCATAATCGTTGTTATAGAGAAGGAAGTGCTTTCCTAACCACTCTGCAATCTTGTCCTGATCCTCTTCGGACACATAATAGTAGTTGTTCCATTTCTGTGACTGAAGCGTGTGGTTCTTCCCGGCTGCTTGCAGATTCATCCAGCGCATAAAGTTTTTAGCCGTCAGCTCGCCGGAATAAGCTATCACGTTGTTGCCGTCATCAATCGCTGACAGTGCTATTTCTGTTAATAGCGTTGATTTGGATCCACCGCGCAATCCTGACAGTAAAGACACGAAGCCTTTTTTCAGACCTCTGAGCCGGTTGTCGATTCCTTCAATGCCGGACCGAATAAAATCTTCGGACTCTTCCGGAGCGTCCAGGATCTGCCTCGCTGTCTGGAAGACAGGACCGTGATTTTCTTCAGACGCATAATTTATTGACTTCTGCCTGTTGTGAAGCTGATGCTGTGCCCATCCGGCTTCTATGCGACTGTCATCAACATCGTCCGTATAGGCATCTGGCTCATACTTCAGCCGTACATCGCGCCACGTTTTCCCTTGGCATGAATTGTGGAAGCACTTGAAGCCGATCGCTCCGGAGCTTCCGATCGTAATCATGCTGTCTGGTGCTTTATGGCTCGGATCGAATGGGCATTCATCCAGAATGATTTTGGTGTAATCACCGGCGTTCACTTCGTGCCCATGAAGACCATGCGTCTGCAACCATGCGCGGATATCGAACCGCTCCGGCATATATCTGTTATAAGCCTGTGGCTTTTCCTGTTTCGGCAGCGTGTTGGCAAGCGTTTCAAGATAAGCCTTTTTGGTCTGTTTGATTTCTGCCGGTGCGCTGATGATATAAGACATTCGATGTGGTCTGTCTTCCGTTCCGGATCCCTTCTGGGCGAGTGTTCCGTACAGCTTGCAGATCCGTGACTGATTGAAGTTCGCTGTATCGACTTTTACCTCATCCGTTGAAAACATCAACGACAGGGCCATCAGACACCGCTTGATCAGATCGTTGTGCTCCGGAGTGTTTCGAAGACAGACTCTGTATAATAGGTGAATGCCATTCCCAGACATCCCGATCACCGGCGCTTCAAATCCTAATGTTTCCAAATACTTGTAGATCTTCCGCGCAAGATCCCGCGCCTTCTCAAGCTCGGCATCCGAAGACGACACTTCAGCGATTCGGACAGGATCCAGATCAATGAACAGCCAATTATAAAGAGTGATGTCCGTGTCCGTGGTCGTGTTCTCTGGAATGATCAGCCGGTCTTTCTGCCTCCGACTGTAGCATGCCGGATCAAGTTCGTTCAGCGTGAAGTAAACCGTCATATCACGCAGGTCCGCATTCATAATCTCTTTCACGGCAGTATCGACATCTTTGAAATATCCGCTCAGTGTCCGTTTCGGAGATTTCTTTAAGGCCCGAACTTCAAACAATGTTCCGTCAGGCTTCAGGATGTTCAGTGCCTTCCGCAGCTGCTCCTCGTTTATCGCGTTATTCAATCGTGTACCCTCCAGAATCATTCGGCGCGTCTGCGCCTTCTTGTTTTACATTCTTGTTATATAGTTCTTGTATATTAGTTCTTGTTCGTGTACCGTCCGTTGTACCGTCCGTTGTACCGTCTGATGTACCGTCCGTTGTACCGTTGGCTGTCCGCCCATGTTGAAAATTGCCATAGTTTATAAGGGTTAGAAGTGTTCCGCTCGGTGTACCGCTTACCTTGCACATACCCTGTTCGGAAAGTAGTGCTAAATAGCGATTCACCCGTCCGCGACTCCAATGCCATCTTTTTGCAAGATGTCCGGAGCTTGTAAATAGTTGCCCTTCCTGAACTACCTGATTGCGCCCATTCTTTAATAAGAAGGATCGCTCCTCATGATTAGCCATTAACAACAGATCAATCCATGCGCTTCGGCGGTCGAACGGCTCGCTGGCTGTCCAGATATAAGAATCTGAAATCTGCCTATAAAGTTTTATCCATCCTTTGTCTTTCTTCGCCATCGCTCAATAGCTCCATGATCCTGTTACCTGTTTCGGCTTTCGTGCAAAACTCAAACCGCACATTATATCTGTTCTTAATAGTCGTTAATGACTTGTATAGGCTTTCGCCGGATGTCGCTTTGGGAGACTCTTTTCTTCGCGGATTATCCCAGAAGTAAACGTCTTCAAGGCTTTTGATTTCTTCGCCATGCTCGCACAGGATGATGATTTGAATCCCTGCGTCAATGGCTCTTATCAATTCCTTCTGGAATCGTTCATGCTGCTGGCACACATTTCCGCATAGTTCCAAAAGGTCCTTTTTGCGGTCGATTACCAGCCGCGGATTGTCCAACGACTGATAATCACCTACATAAAGTTTAGAAACTATGGTTTTGCATCCGGCAGCGGTTAGTTGCCGTTGAATCCGTGCAAGCTCCCATTTATGTTCCCGGCTGTCGATCTGGATCACCATCAGAACGGAATCTCATCTTCCATCCCTTCCGGAACAGAAACGAAATCATCAGAAGATGGAGCGCTGACAACTCGGTTGGTATTGGGAAGGGCCTTCAGATCCGGAGCCTTTGCGTTGTCTGCTTTTGCATCCTCGCAGAACCACCGGAGTTCACACCGCTTTGTCACATGCCCCTGATATTCATTTTCTACGAGTCCGAACACGCCACCGATCCGCTTCCCTTTGAACTGTGACGCGAATGTATCGCCCCAGACAGTTACGAACCCGGCATTTGACTTTTCAACGCTTGTGATAAAAGACTTGAAGGATCTGGATGTGTTGCCATCGTTATCCGTGACGACAATATACTGACGACCAGCGCGGGGCCATTTCTTTTCCGGACGAATGTCATTGGCGAACATTTCGGAAAAGTAATTCGGCTGAGAGTCTCCCGGAGCCATATCGAAAGCCACGATAATCATGTCCTTATCGCTTTTTGATTTCGTTTCTTCGACCTTCTTGATGATCAGGTGATGTCCACCGACAGAAATCGGTGTGAAGTCTCCGGATGTGCGAGTGCTGTCGTAATTGTTAGGTTTCTGCATTTTATTTCCTCCTATAATTTGAAATGTCCCAAAATTCTGCTTCTTTGCGTTTGAAGTACGCATCGTCCATATCGCTTAAAGCCACGATTTCTAAAGAACGCGGGCGGGTATAATTCGGATTTTCCCAACAAATACACTTGCTCTGTTTTTCGCCATTTGCCTTGATAAAATCCATTTGAACCCGAACCTTCAGTTCGTCAGGCTCTTCAAGCCAGTAATCTTTCAGGATTTCGATAATCCTTTGATATTGCGGTGACTTTTTCCACGTTGTTTCTGACATTAGTAATCCTCCAACGCCCTGATCACGATCATAATGTCGTTCTCGCACTCATCCGCCTCAAACGCTCCGAGAGGGACCTTGCATGTGGATCCATCTGCTGAGAGGATGAATTTGTATTTCCCGTCCTGCCGGACCGACCAGACCACCGTGGTCATCTTGGATTCCAGGACGAGCTTTTCGAGCTTCCGGCCGTTGGTCTTGATACGGGTTTTTACAATTCCGTTGTCATCGCTGATGGTTTCAGAGTGTGCCAGAAGAATGACCGTCAGATCGTCCCGGAGCACAAGGCACTGGTTGATCAGCTCCCATCCGTGCTGTGCCAGATCTGTCCACATGTTTCTGGATTCGTTTCCACTACCGCCTTTCATGGCCAGAATCCGCATCTCTTCGGCTACCATTAAGCCGTTGATGGTGTCGATCACGACATACTTGATGTGTTTTAAATTGTCTTGTTCGTTGATTTTTCTGAGCAGACTGGAGACAACTGTGAAGCTGTCGGATGCCCAATAGTTTTTATTGTCCTGATTGAACTGCGACTTCCATCCCTTCCAATTAAGGCCTTTTTTGTCGCAGTCGATATAGAATGTGATTGATGGATCCAGATTCCGCATGGCGGTTGTCTTTCCGCTGCCGCTTTCTCCCATAACTCCGATTACCTTACTCATGTGCTTCTCTCCTATACTTCATGCGGTGTAACTGTTAAATGTTCGTAAAAATACTCTTCTGCCGTCTCGGTGATATACCGGTTGATTTTAGCCTTCCGCATCTTTTCAATCTCGACCTTGACGCAGGCCTCACAGATGCAGGAGCCCATCTTGTCAGCCGGATCCAGAACGTAACAGTGTGCGTCCTCGATCTGGTTGTCACAGACGTTGCACCATGGGCAACCCTTCAGCCATCTCCGGCGCTCACGCTCGGCCGCTATCTGACGAAGCTCTTCCTGTTCCCACGGCTCAATCATTTCAGCAACCTCGTTTCAACTTGTTTCAGGTATTCGATGACGTTCTCACGGGTCTCCCCGTCCCTGATCATCCGGATGACGAACTCGATGGATTCACAGACATCGTCATAAGATTCATTGATTTCTCTGATAAGGTTCTCTCGTAAACTACCACTTTTCATAAATGTCCTCCTTGTGGTAAGATGGAGGTGGATTGATTTGGTATTTTCATCCACCTTTGGCGGGCTTGTGACTGGTACTCACAGGTTCGCCGTTCTTTCATGGTTCTTACGGCTGTAACGCCGTTTTCTGAGAACTTCGTCATAGGCCACCAGTAAAATCCACGAGATATGTGCTACCAGATAGCCGATGATGAAAGCGTCGCTCTTTGTCTGGAATACGAAACTCTTCGATGCCAGGATTCCCAGAACCAACGCAAGCAGAAAATTCTTAATGTTCTCAAATTTGTGTCCCCTCATGTGATTCTCCCCTCTTCGTACCGTGGAGCGATCCCCTTCTCGATCAGATCCCGATACCTTAGTGCGTCATGGAAAACGGTGTCCTTAATCCGGATCCTGTTTCCAAAATTAATGATTGCGTCGCATCGTGCCGGATACCTCTTTCCGTCCTCCTGCCGGATGATCCGGACAACTCGATCGACAGTGCTCTCGCTGATGCAGTAGCGTCGCATCAGTTCGCGTCGTGTGCTGTACATCCTCCTTTCCTCCGTTAAACTTGCGTTTCCATAAGTTCTTCAGCAAAAAAAATTTCACATGGATCTTCAATTCCAAGCAACGGCATCATGGCACTGATCTCACGTCTGGTAAAGCTGCCATCGTTGTTAATCTTGCGGTAAAGCGTGGCAATGTTGATGCCCAGAACACTGGCGACATCCTCCATTGATTTGCCCGAAAGAATTAACTGTGCCTGAAATTTCCTTCTGTCAAACATCCTTTCACCTCCTTAGAAAATATACGTTTCCGCAAACAATATTACCATCTTCCTACGGGCTTGTAAATACGTTTTTGCAAAAAATATGATGTTTTTGTGTTCTGTGTTTGCATTGTTGTAATTTTAGGATATAATACTCATGGAAGGAGGGTACGATCATGAAGCTTAACGAATACTTAAAACTTCGCCGAAAAGAAATGAATCTGACTCTCTTAGACGTGGCAGATGTATGTAAAGTCAGTGAGGCGACCGTTTCAAGATGGGAATCTGGTGATATTGAAAATATGCGTCGGGATAGAATTGCCGCATATGCGAAAGTGTTGCGAATATCTCCGAACGTCATCATGGAAGCGGAACCAACGCCATCTCTTGTTCTTAGTGAGGAAGAAGAAGATCTAATTGGCGCTTACCGAGCCGCTCCGGAAGGCCGCAAAGATGCTGTTCGGGCTTTGCTTAATATGGGAGAAAAGTAAGATGTGGATAGAACCGACCAAAACAGGCAAATATAAATACGTTGAGCGGTACGAAGACCCCTTGACCGGGAAGATGAGGAAGACATCTGTCACTCTCCCCACGAACCGGAAGAAGGATGAAAGCATCGCCAGAGAAGCCCTGAGACAGCGTATGCGGAAACTTACGATACAGTCGATAAGAACGACTGATGTCACATTAAAAGAGCTCTGCGAAGCGTACACGAAGGCTCAGAAGGAGACAGTCAAAGAGCAGACGGCCATGTATAACGAACGCAAGCTGAAGACCGTCCAGAAGCTCCTTGGAGAGTCCACGCTTGTGTCTGCGCTTACTGCTCCATATGTCCGCAACAACCTCGCTGCAAAGCGTCCTGAGACTTACAACGAGCGCCTGACACGCTTTAAGGCTCTCATGCGGTGGGGATACCGGGAAGAGCTTGTCCAGGATATTTCTTTCCTTGAGAAACTGCCCCGTGCGAAAGCGCCGACAGCAAAGGAACGAGACAAAGACAAGTATCTTGAAAAAGACGAACTGAAGAAATTACTTGCCGGAATGAAAAATGAAGACTGGAAGCTCCTCACCCGCTTCCTTGCTCTCTCCGGCCTCCGGATCGGTGAGGCGCTGGCACTCAACGAGGCAGACGTTGACTTCCATGAGCGCCGGATCCATGTGTGTAAGACATACATCAGGGACACACAGAAGATCTCCACACCGAAGACGGAAACGTCCACACGCTTTGTGTCAATGCAGGACGAATTATACGAGTGCTGTCTTGACATCATCAAACGCAAGTGGAAGATCTTCCAGATCACGGGCAAGCGGTCAGATCTATTCTTCCCGGACGTCAACAGGGAATACATTTGCTATGATGTCTATTCCAAATACTTCCGTGAGAACACCGAGCGGATCATCGGCAGGCGCTTGACGATCCATGCGCTCCGGCACACACACGTCGCTCTGCTTGCCGAGAACGGAATCCCCCTGGACGTGATCAGCAGACGGCTTGGCCATGCCAACAGCAACGTCACCAAGGACATTTACTTCCATGTCACCAAACAGCTTGCCAAACAGGACGCCGACCTGATCAAGAAAATCAAAATCGTTTGAAAATGCCCCTTTTCTGCCCCTTTTGGAAACAAAAAAAGCCACGGATGCCGTATTTACGCGGTTCTCCGTGGTTTATTTCATGCCGGTGGTGAGCATGGTCAATGGTAGTCAGATACTGTCAGATGCCGTCATTTCAAGAACCCTTGCCGTCACATGCCGTCACAAGTAGTCAAATTCTGCCCCTTTTTTGCCCCATAAAAAAAGCGGGACGCCCCGAAGGACGCCCCTGAAGCATAAGAAAGGAGTGAAAATGAAGTATGGCAGCTGTCTAATTAAAAAGTGCGAACCAAGTGTCCGCGTTCATGGTGCCGGTCTCGCTCAGACCTCTGGCCTTCTGGAACGCTTTGATAGTTCCGAAGCCACGTCCGGCAAGGACACCGTTTTTGATTTCTTGGAGTGTGTAGTGTTTGGCAATCTCGGCATCGGTCATCTTGGCGGCCACCTGTTTACAGTAAGTGAGGAAGTTGTCATTTCCGATTGTAAGCACCGAGCCGTAATACTTGTTGGCCATATGCTTCCAAACGCCCACCGCTGCCGCTCTGGTCTTTGCGCCATATTCACCGTCCACAACGAGCTGACCGACGCCTGCCGTTTTCAGTATCTGGAGATAGTTCGCGTTAAGCCATTTCTGGAACGAAATCACCTTCTCAGCGTATGACGGCTCCGGATCCGGATCAGGAACATCAGCGGCATAGCTGTAAAGCGGCATACCAAAACCGGCAACATAGCTGTCACCGACTGTAAACGACCGCTTGGCAACTACATTCCCACAGTTGCCTTCGATGGTGTAGAACCGCTTTCCGTCAACATGATAAACAATGCCGGTGTGGCAGATGCGCTCTGAATTTTTGAAAAATACCTGGTATCCTCTTTTCGGAGTGGTTGACCATCTGCCGGCCTTCTTGTAAAGGTTTGCGCTGTTCGGTGTGTAGTCATCGAAGTCGCCGCAAAGAATTTTTTTGGCGACCGCTGAAGTGAACGTCATGCAGAAGCACCAGTCAACGAAGCAATCACACCAGGCGCCAGGATAATCCATGTTCCTCGGCTGAAGCTTGTGCATCTCGTAATTGTATTTGGTATAGTTCGCGTCTCCGGAGTTGGCCTTCTTATCATAAAGATAACTAAGGTTCCCGGAAGCCTTCTCGTGATAGCCTACTTCAGCTTCGGCTGTCGCGATCAGGGCATCAATAGCCTGTGATTCTGTCATGTGCGTCTCCTCTTTCTTTGGTTCTGGTGCCGGTGCTGATTCGTCCACGGCATACTGATCAACAAACTGACGACACTTGACGTGTCTGCTCCAGTATTTGGAGTCCCCGACCTGATTGGATGAGCTCGTATCCTTCTGATCGGCAACGAGAGCGGCCATGATGCTGTCAAGATCGTATTTGCCGTTGCAACGTTTGAAGATTCTGTCGCATGGTCCGCGCCCGCCGAGGTGCCGGATCTCGCAGTACATCATCTGGGCTTTTACGTCTGATGTATAGTCCGTAGCACAGTCCGCAACGAGCTTCTTCATCTTTTCGATGAACATGCTGTCCTGTACTTTGTGGCCTGTTTCCGAGTCGATCAGGGCGATGATGACGGCCTTCTGTTTCGCTGACGGATTCCACTGCATAGACACCCAGTCTTTTGTCAGCATGGAAGCAATAGACGGTGAGCATGTGTCGAGCTTCTCAAAGCCAGCCGGGTCAGCCTCATAGATCTCTTTCATCAGCTGTTTCGCTTCATGCCCATAGCACTGAGCCCATCCGATCGTGATGGTGTATTCCTTCTGGGAGTTGGTATACGGAGCTGCATAAGCATTGTAACGGCGTTTGCCATAGACCTGACCGCCTGACTCCACTGCCCCGATGATATTCGTTAAGACAAGAAGATTAGCATCATTCATTGTTCTGCTCCTTGTTGTAGCTGTCGGAAGCGATCTTCACGATGTAGCCCATGAGGACGTCAAGAGCCACAAGCGTCGCCACGATCTGGTTCCCGTACTCAAAGCCCCAGATGGAAGCCATCGAACCGATGAACTCGGAGATGGGCAGGATCAGCAGGGCGATGATTTTGAGAGTGTCATAAGCTTTGTTTGTCATTTTCATGCTTTACCCTCCACGACTTTGATGCGTTCGTTGAGTCTCTTCAGTTCAGCATCTTGGAGCGCTGTGGATTCCTCCAGTTTAAATGTGCGCTCCACGATCTGGTTGTGGCGCTGTACCCTCTCGCTCAGTTCGTTGATTTTGTACTCAATGAGGGCAACCGTCTTCTCTGTCTGTGCTCTCTGTTTGGCCATCATTGCCCAGTTGTTTATGATACACACGACGATGGCAACGATGCCTGTGATAATCGCTTCGCTCATTGGCTCGCCCTCCTTATCGTTTTATGGCCCCGTATACTCTTGAGACCGATACACTTGTATTAGTCAAAGTAATGGCATCAAGGTATCTTACTTTTACTTTTTCGTTGGCCCAGTCAATAGAGAAGCCGCCACGGATCCGGTGAGTGCTGTCCCATGATTCAACGATGTACCAATTGGACGTATCTCCATATGGAATCCATATGATTTGGATTATGTTATCAACAGAGCAAGTAATTCCAACAAAATGATATTTTTTGATATTAGACACCGAATATTCTGCCCACGTTCCGGAAGTAGAATGTGCCTGCATTGTTGTGTTGGAAAGCACGTCAACTGTAATATTCCCGGCTAATGTGCTCAAGTTTGAATCTGTCTCGGCCTGTGTTTTGACCACTGACGCGACCAGAGTGACGCTGTCAATAGAAATGCCGTCCAGAGCGACCTGAAACAGCGGCATGTCAACCGGAGAATCACCGGCATGAATGGAGCCCTGGTTATAAGACGGAGCAGACGGATTCGATGCGGCCGCCGTCCCCTGTATGACCGCAAGTTCCATGTCCTCGACACCAGTTCCCGCGTCCTTGGTATATCTCACAACGATCAGGTCAATTCTCTGCATTCCCTGAGAGCCGTTACCGATCGTGACGGATTCTGTAGTTCCATACGGAATGGAAGCCGTGCAACCCTGATGACAGATAATGCCGTCCGCAAGCTGTATGGACGTTGCAGATATAACCGTTGCTGCCAACTTGCTCCCTACATCAAGGATATAGCTGCCGTCACCGAAACAGCCCTGATTCTGGTCACGGATCTGATCAGCGGTGATGTGTGCCTCGCCTCTGTAACCGGTGATAATGTTCATTTCTTTTCCTCCACTGCTATTTTACGTTTTGCTTTTGAAAACAGTTCGCCGCTGTCCTCTGTTGCGGTGATGTCATCGGCAAGCTTATATTCAATCGTTTTGAAACCGCCTTCCCACCGGACTATCTTGCCCGTGATCGGTGCGGACATTCTCATCCCTGACAGGTAGTCCTTGCCGCCTACGATGTCGCCGATCGCAAGCTCCATGTCGCTGTCGATAGCAATCTCAAAGCTTTTGAGCGGGGCAAGTTCTTTCAGCCTGTCAGTACCACCCTGTATTAAGTCCGGAAGCTCCGAACCGCCTGAGTCATAAATCTCAGCGACTTCATCCACACCGAAGTAATATTGTGTCGTGCTGATTCTGCCCTTGTTGTCAACATAGAGATTATAGACTTCCCTGTCTTTCAGTTCGCCTTTGCCCAGACATATCAGATGATTGACTCCGATGGTCTCGGTCTTCATCTGGTAGTTCAGACGCATGTCAGACGAAAACACGACATCATACGAATAGTCCACGATCGGAACCGCTGACACTACCACAGCATTGTTCGCCGGATGATATTCCAGGTGCAGACGATACCCGACTGACTTCAGCATCTTTGAGAGCCCGGCTTCCAGAGTGCAATAGCGGTCATACTGGAAGTTGCTCACAGAAACGCCCGTGTCTTCCGACGACCCAACAAAAAGCCCCGGAAGAGCTGTCTTCACCCTTGCGGATATTACGGCGTTCAGCTCCCCGGAGTCTGTTGCATAGTCATCACCAGACTCTGGCTCAATTATTTTCTTTGTCATCATCCCCCGCCATGTATAGCCACCGACGGCGATGGTGTCCTGTGCGGTGTTGGTCTCCACCAGTCCGATGATGCCGCCGTACTCCGTGCCGGGGAGGTAAATCCGTCCCTTTGCCGGGAATGGCGAATATTCAGACCGGAGCATGGTCACAAGGAAAGAGTTGTCTTCCTTGCCGACCTCGAAGTCCGCATCTCGGAACAACACAACGCCCAGCTCAGTGCCGGAAGATGTTGAATAGATAAGTTCGTTGTCCATATGTGCAATATTCCATCTGTGTTAAAGTTCCTTTTTACTCAGTTAAGTAAAATTTTTTCGGGTTTTCTTTACGTTAGTTAGCTTCAGTCCACCCGTAAACTGACGGCTCCCAGACATTTCCGTCAACGTCAGAAATCCAATGCTTGCCGAGATGGGAAACCTTTGCCCCCTTAGCGTATGCGTCAGTCGAGCCGACAGGCTGAATCCATTCGGGCCATTCGATAGATGGGTCATCTACTCGCACCCAGAGGGACGGAGAAACATCTGGTGTCCATGTCGCTTGGCTTGTGTGAGCGGTAAGGCATTTATAGAGTGTGCCGTCATAACGGATTCTTTCGTCAACCACATAGTCCGTATCCGTTGCCCATTCGGCGAAAAGTTCCACCGCTTGCAGAGCGTCCTTGTCGGACAGGCTTGCGGATGCTTTGTGCATCATTTCTTTAATTTTAAGTGCGTGTTCTCGTTTCATGATGCACCCCCGAAGATAATGTCAACGATTTCCTCTGGTTCAAGGTCTGGTTCTGGCTGTGGCTCTTTTTCATAGGATTCCCATGTCAAATCGGTTCTGAGTCTGTAGCCAGTCGATTCTGTATCTTCTGGCTTGGCAAGAATCGCCGACATAATAATATCGTACTCTCCCCCTGTTATTTCGATGCCATCAAGTCCCGTTCCAATGCCCTTGATATATCCGTTTTTTATAACCTTGTAGTATCTCATTTACCATGCCCCCCATACATATGTCGTGCCGGGCTTTGGCGGTTTTTTTACGCCGCCCACATTTGCCCAATTCACTGTAAACGTATCACTCGAGTAAGAAGGAGTCGGCGCATTTGATGCCCCAGCAAGACTTGTACCTGCATTATTTGTTTGGCAACCATAACTCATCCCGGCTTTGCCAAAGAACGAAAGCAACATAGGCGTACTCCCAAGGGTTTCCGCATTCTGTACCCCAAAAGCGATATATGTACACCCCGGAGCATAAAAAGTAAATGTAAGGTCTGACGCATCTGCCGGTGTAAATGTGCCATTGTAACCACTACCGCCACCCCCACCGCTCACATTTACTGTCAAGCTGTTTATCAGAGTCGTGTCATATGTGTCGTTAACAGTAACAGTATCCGATGTCTGTGCCACAAGCGCACCACTTGAAACAACCTTGCCCTCATCGGCGGCTGAATAGGAATTAGGGACGGCAACATTGACAGCGGCATAACCGATAACGTCCTGTCCGTTTCCATTGGCTGTGATGTTCTTTGTCCCAGAATCAACCGCCGAAGCCGGAACGGCAACTGTTACAGACGAGTATCCGTCAGCCGAATCCGAAGAAGCGTTGTATGTACCGTTTGCGGAGATATTCTTGGTTATGAGAGTAGAACCACCACCACCAGAAGTCACATCGACTATCGTGATGTCATCCTCAAGATACTTGCCCTCAGTGAGCAGTGTTTTCGTCTGGTTCTCAGCCGTGGCAATCGTACTGCCCTTATATGTAACAGTCGTACTCATGACACACCCCCCGAATAAAGCGGAAGCTGTAAGGTGAATACAGCCGTGTTGTCAGAGTTCTTAAAGGTAATCAGACCGCCCGAATCAATCGAAGCGGACTGTGCAATATTATCATTTAAATCACTTAACGCCGAATAAATAGCCTTGTTCTGCACGGCATTTGTGGAAGTTGGCGACAGCGACCCGTCAATGGTTCCACCGCCTCCACCGCCATCAAAATCAGTCTTCGGCACACGATACGATTTGCCATCCGCGCCAACGACACGGACATAATCGGTATTTGACACGCTCCTTGTCGGAAGCTGTGATTCTGGAATCTTATTAATTGCCATGTTTTTACCTCTCTACCATAAGCTGTGCGCCGTTGCCCGTCAGGCCGGCATATCTATCGTCACCGCCATGCGGTTCGCTACGTTCCTCAAATATCGTCAGGTCAAAGCCAAAAGACCCGCTCCAGTTGATCGTCAGCGTCCCTCCGGGTATTTCCTCAAAGATGGATTCATCCTTATTTCTCTTGTCGAAGATGTTTACTTCCGTTCCGGAGGTTGTGATCTTTTTGATGGTGTTGCTCCGAGAATCAATGATCGCATACTCTCCGGAGAGCAGTGTGTCATAGAACTCATACACATGCCCGTTGATCAGAATGTGCGGTGATGCAACAGGACCGTACACTATCATCTGGAACTCAGAAGCAAACGGGAAATCACGCACCCACAGCGAAGCGCCTGCCGTCGGCGGTGTGTAATCATAATCAAAGTCAAAGTCAAAATCTAAGAACTGAGCAAAAAGCGGTTCAGCGCTCTCCGTGAATGACTTCTTTTCCTCGCGGATCCAGAACGGATAAGGTGCATAGATGTTGACTTCGTTCTCTGTCCAACTCAGCTTATCAGTCGGCTTCGTGTCACTCTCCGTGATGTAGCAGTCAATATAGCACTCGCCCCAGATGATTCGCCCTGGTGTCTTGTTCCTGATGTCATACTCAAAATCCTCGTGAAGCGAATCAAGCAAATCCTTCCGGTCGAAGTAAGACCCCTCCAGGATCAGCGTGGTCGAATACTCTGCCGCGTCCTTGGAAAAGTCCGTGATCCGCAGGCCGTATTTCAACTCCACGCCGACGGGATTCCATCCCCATGTATGGAAGTTCGCGGT